TAACTTTAGAAGATTATAAAGATTACAATAGTAAAACCTATTTTGTATCTAAATCTCCTGATGAATTTAAAAACATAAGATATTATCCTACTATTGTTTTATATAACGATGGTGAGGAAGAATTAAGAATAGAAAGTGGTATAAGTTTAAAATTACCTGAAGATTGGAAAGAGCAACTAAACGAACATATAGACTTGTTATTATCGCAACGCTTCTAAGTACGTTAAGTTTAGCACAAATAGGACAAGATAAATACTATCATTTCACAGCAGGAGTAATAACAGAATATACAGGAAACAAATTAGAGTTTCCAATAGGTACTGCTTTTGTGGTAGGTTTTGGTAAAGAAAGTTTAGACTATATACAATATGGTAAGTTTGACACAAAAGATTTATTAGCAACCACATTAGGAGGCTTTGCAGTATCACTAACAATAAAACTATTAGACAATGAAAAAAATAATAATCTTATTAAGTCTTATCGTAAGCATAAGCGCAAACAGTCAAGAAAAAAAAGAAAGTTGGGTAAAAAACATATTTAAGTATTCTACTATATACGGAGCTTACTCACAAACAAACTCAATAAAAGCACCACAAACATTTATTGTAACACAAGACAACGAGCTAATAGAAACAACTCGTAGACATCCATCCGATATGATGGTTACTTATGGTCTTAGAAAGTTAGCGTTTTTTCAATACGAAAACAGAAACAAGTTTTACGATGGCTCAGAAAAAAATCAATCAGTCAAGTCAAACATAGGAGCTTACAAAGGTTTAGAGTATCTATACGAATACTCAAGAGGCAGACAACAAGGTAGAGAGTTTGACAATCAAGAAGTATTTGTAAGATATTTAGCTAAGTATTGGTTAGTAAAAGGAGAATACCAAAAAAACGAACTAATTGACATAGACTATAAAAGTGCAGAGGTCAGATTCAGACTTCCTATTGGTAAGAAACTAAGTATAAGCATAGGCTCAATCTATAGGACTTATGAAAAAGCATACGGACACAATCCTATTCAAAAATACTTAGAGGAAAATGCTTGGTGGGAATTAGCATACGAATATCACACAGACCAACTATACGAAATGGTAGACCCATTTACAGGCGAGAGTATGGGATATGATTATTTATGGTTTAACCAAGAGGGTCAAATAATAGCAGCAAGTGATGCAGACTATCGTAATGGTGTATTTCAAAACGTAGTAAATAGATATAACCGAGATGAGTTATCTAAGATAGGTAGCTTTGCAGATTTAGCTGTAGTTGTAGGTGTAGACTTCTATCACTATAAGAAAAACTTTTGGTTACACTTATACGGTAACATACTAACTAAACACCAACTAATGAGTGGAGATGAAAGATATTCTTACAATAACTTTGTAGAGGGAGATTGGATAGACTATTCAGCAGGATCAGTTTTTGGATTTAGAATCGGTAAAAACTTAGGAGTATTTAGTGAGGTTACGTTACAAAGATATTGGGATAGAAACTTAAAAGAAATTAAAGTCGGACTTAATTATAAATTATGAGAGAAATCACAAAGATTATAGTTCACTGTACAGCTACACCTGAGGGTAGAGAAGTTGATGTAGAGGAAATAAGAAAGTGGCACGTTGAGGAAAGAGGTTGGTCAGATGTAGGTTATCATTTTCACATAAAGTTAGATGGTACTTTACAAGAGGCAAGACCAATAGAGAGAACAGGCGCACACTGTTCAGGTCAAAACTTTTGTAGCATAGGAATTAGTTATGCAGGAGGTATGACTAAAGATATGAAAGAAGCTAAAGATACACGTACAGAAGCACAGAAAGATGCCTTACTTGACATTTTACAAGAACTTAAGGAACAATACCCTAAAGCAAAAATATACGGACATAGAGACTTTTCTGTAAAGGCTTGTCCAAGTTTTGATGCGAGAAGCGAATACGAATTTATAAGCAACTGCTAATGGACTTTTCAATTATACTTTTATTACCAAACGGAATTAATTTAGGTTTTAATTATTTTCCTGCTGATCAATACCACAGCTACGAAGAACTAAATATTTATTTATTAATCGTTCAACTTAAATGGAGATTTTATTATGAAGAAATTTAAAGACACTAAAGTGGGACAAGTATTGCTTGGTGCTGCAAGTATGCTAAACCCTACGTTAGGAAGCGTTTTAAAGGGCGTTACAAGTCCACAGGAAGCGATTGCAGAGATAACTAAGGCAGATGCACCACAAGAGGATAAAATCAAGTTACAACAGCTAATATACGACCAACAAAACAAAGAGATAGAAGCTATAACTTCAAGATGGAAAGCAGATAGTATGTCTGATTCTTGGCTAAGTAAAAACGTAAGACCACTTGTCTTGGTGTGGTGTATATGTATTTTTTCTTTAGCAGGTATCTTAGATAGTATAGAAAGTGTACCTTTTCACATTAACGAAACTTGGAATGATACTTTTGAAAAAGTAATGATGGCTGTGGTGTTAGCTTACTTTGGTGGAAGAACTACAGAAAAAGCTACAAGTTTATTTAAGAAATAACCCTATAATATGATTTATATTATATTCGGTTGTTTAAGGGTGTCTAATATAATTTATATTATATACCTGCTAAGTTAGTGTTTTTTTTTGTAACTTTCAATATGCCAAGAAAAATATCACGTAAAGGACTTGTAAAAAAACTTGACAAAGTATTTAGTGTGTTTATAAGAACAAGACTTGCTAAAGAAAACTTAGTACAATGTGTAACTTGTGGAGTTAGGAAACATTGGAAAGAAGTAGATGCAGGACACTTCGTATCTCGCAGACACTACGCAACTCGTTGGAATCCACAAAACGTACACGTTCAATGTAAAAAATGTAATGGCTTTCACGGAGGTCAAAACTACATAATGGGTAAATACATAGACAAGACATACGGAGAGGGTACAGCCGATGAATTAATCACTATGTCAAGACAAATAAAAAAGTTTACAGACCAAGATCTCAAAGATTTAATAGAACAATATTCCTGAATTTTCCTTTGTTTTTAGAGGGCTTTACTTCGGTAAGGCTCTTTTTTTTTATACACATTTGTTTAAATCAAAATATTTTTTGTAGCTTTATGTAAAATTAATATTTATGAGAACAAATTATTCAAGTCAAACTTACGACACTTTACTCATAGAGTATGAGTATAGAATAGAATCATTATTAAAAAAAATTAATCAATTACAAAACCAATTAAATTATTATGAAAGGAAAAATTAAATTTATTCAAGAAAAAGGAGAATGGTCAAATAGTTCAGGCACATTCAACAAGTACCAAGTACAATTCGATGATGGTAAAAGCTATCAGTTCTTAGCTAAAGGAGACTTTAAGCGAAAGATAGGAGACTTTGTAGAATACGAAGTTACTAACGAACAATACGGAACTGCAAAGCTAATTTACACACAACCACAAGCTGCACCTAATAAAGATGTAACAATATCTAAATTAGCGTGTTTAAAGGCTGCTGCTGAGTTTAATGCAGGTAGACCTCAGTCAGACAGAGTTAGTGTAGTAGAAGATGCTAAATACTTCTATAATTGGATAATAAGTTAAGCTATGGTAATACACAATCAAATATTCGAAAGTTATAGAGAAGAAGTGCATAAGATAGATGAGGCTATGAGACTATTAGTAAAGTATAAATACAAAATTATAGATTTAGAAAACCAACTAATAGATCATACAAACATCGACAGGCACACAGAAAGAGTAAGATACAATAGAGTACCAAAACATAAAAGAGTATATTTAAACAAATAAAAATGAATAAAATGTCAGTAATAGGAAAAATAAAAAGAATAACAGAAGTAGAAGAAAGAGGAACTTTTAGATTTAGAAAACTAATAGTAGAAACACAAGAAACAGAAGCTAAATACAATCAAACAATATGTGTAGACTTTGTGCAAAATAATTGTGGGTTGTTAGATGCTTGGAAAGTAGGAGACTATGTACAAGTATTATTTAACTTAAGAGGTAGAGAGTGGACTAACCCAAAAGGCGAAATCTTATACTTTACAACTTTAAACGGATGGAAAGTAGAAAACTACAAGGAGGAAGTCTCCACAAAAGACCAAGCTCCTGACAGAGAAGATGATTTACCATTTTAATTGATAGGGGGCTAACTACCCCCTTTTTTTATGCTTATAAACTATTCAGAACATATTGACCGACTAAACGATTTCCGTAAAGGCAATCTAAAAGAATCACTTACATTAGGTATTAGAGACTTTGACAAACATTTTAGATTTGTACACTCAAACTTAGTGATGTGGTTAGGCTTTCCTAATATAGGCAAGACACATTTTGTGATTTATATTATGATGCTTTATGCTGTTAAACATAAACTAAAGTTTTTAATTTTCAGCAGCGAAAATGAAGCAACAAGTTTAATTCGTAAGAAGATAGAATTTCTATATGGACAACCTATAAATAAAATAGAAGAAGCAGACTATGAAAAAGGTGTAGAATTTGTAGATAGACATTTTAAATATATAGATTGTTCTAAGCAATATACTTATACAAGTTTATTAGATTTAGCTACTAATATTAAAAATGCTTGGGAGTATGATTGTTTAATGATAGATCCTATAAACTCACTTAAGAAAGATATAAAAGCAGGTAGCAATTCGTATGAATATGGCTATGAACAGCTTTCGGAAATACGGATCTTTTCAAAAAAATATAATGTAGCTACTTGGGTTTGCTTACATACAAACACAGAAGCATTAAGAAAAGTACATCCAAAAGGACATTCTTTTGAGGGGCAACCAAGTGTACCTAATTATGCCTCAGCAGAAAATGGACAAATGAACGCATCAAGAGCTGATGATTTTGTTTGCATACATAGATACATATACGATAAAAGAGATTGGATGTATACAAGAATGTACGTTAGTAAGGTAAAGCACCAAGAACTTGGTTACAGACCAAACTCACTAAAC